AATGGTAGCAATATCACCGTAGTCTCTAAAGATACAAGTAGAGGTTTGCGCGCGACTGCTGCAATAATCGAGGAGTGCGCGCTTGTTGATGAAACTTCTTATAATGAAGTTTTGCTACCTCAAATGAATATTAAAAGACGGGAAGTAGATGGCACCTTAAATCAAGAAGAACCTTCAAGTCCTCAAACGTTTATTACAACAGCCGCGGAAAAAACAGTTTTTATGTATTCAAAATTGATCGAGTGCGCAATAAATGCTGTCCTTCGTCCGCAAGAGTCTTTCGTTTGGGGAATGAGTTATGAAATACCTCTTCATTACGGTTTATTAGATAAAGCTACTATTCTTGATCAGCGTTATTCCAACACTATGAACGAGGAATCCTTTGGAAGAGAAAGCCTTAGTATTTGGTCGGGCAACAATCGAGATGCTTGGCTTGACTCAAAACGATTATCCAAGCGCCGCACCCTTCTCAAATGTGAAAGAGAGGCGCAAAAGAATCCTCCAAATAAAGAAACATTTTATATGATCAGCGCTGATATAGCACGATATTCAGCGAATACCGCCATTACAGTAGCCAAAGTACTACCAAATGAAAATTGTTTTAAAAAGAATATTGTATATACCGAAGTCATTCATGGCGCTAATTATATTACAGAACAGGCTCCACGTTTAAAGAAATTGATTCAGCTTTATAATCCACGAGAGATTGTAATTGACGGAAATGGGCGGAGTAAAACCTGGCCCACCTGGTAAGCAATTACCTTGATTAAACTCTTTTAATTGCGGGAATATCCTAAAAGGACAATCCGCAGCCAAGGATAAAAATTAAAAGGAGAATGATTATTATGATGAAAGTTATACCTCATAATTATATTACACGGTATGGCTATCACTATTTAGCAACAGACGATGGTCATATTTATTCAGAACATTTAAAAAGAAATATTAGCGAATATTTTGATAAAGACGGATATAAAAAAGTAAGGTTATCTAATGGTGACGGCACACGTAAAGTTTTTTCTGTCCATCGTCTTATTTTGGAAACTTTTAATCCAAATCCGAATAGTGACAAATTACAAGTTAATCATAAGGATGGCGATAAAACAAACAATGCTTTATCTAATTTGGAGTGGGTAACTTGCAAAGAAAATGTTAATCATGCTTATAATTTAGGATTATATAGTAATATTGGTGATAATAATAATGGAGAGCATAAATTATGCACTGCTCAAGTGTTAGAAATCATTGATTTGTTACTTAAAAATAAAATGACTATTCAAGCAATAGCAGATAAATTTGGCGTCAGTAAACATGCTATTGAATGTATTAAATATAAAAAAACTTGGAAGCATTTAACTAAAGATGTTAATTTTTATCAAGGTTCAACGACCAGTCGTGATGACGTAGATTGTAAGCAAATGACAATCGAAATGGAGAGCTCCTCAAATGAGGATGAAGAGATGGTCTGAACTATATGGTAACATATAGCTGGGTAAAATCCCGCGCGAAAACTTGCGAATTTCGCGGAACATAATTACAGGAATCGGCCTGTTAGATGCAATGGCTCTACCTTCGGTAGATGGAAAAACTGGTGAACAGTTCTCACCTTATTATGTCTTTAATAATGATCACCATCTACCTCCTGATAAAAAAACACCTAGCGAAGAGCCGTGGCCGGAACTAAATGGTATTATTTATGATATAAAAGCTGGTGCTTCAAACGATGACGCTATTCATTCTAACTTTTTTACTCAAATAAATAATGGCACAGTATCTTTTCTCGCGCATGAACGTATAGTTAAAGATAAATTGATGCAAACAAAAAAAGGTCAAAAAATGACATTATATGATCGGCGCGTTTTTCTTCTTCCTTATGAAATGACTTCGCGTCTCATGGATGAATTAAATAACTTAAAACTTAAACCGACCGGAACAGCAAATCAGTTTAAGGTTGATAGAATCTCACATTCTATAGAGAAGGACAGATTTTCATCTCTCGAATATATTTTATATCGTATAAAATACTACGAGGATAAAGCCTTCAAAAAGAAAAATAATCGTAATTTTAATCAATTTATCTTCTTTACTCCTCGGAAAAGGGGGTGATTAAGTGAGTGCAAAAGATAGAGATAAATTAGATTTTACTGCCTTTAGGCGCGCGGTCGTTAGAAAACCGCGTGTGCCTGTGCGCGCAAACACATATTTTTACGGGCGTAATTATTACGATACCGCAGATAGGGTGCGCGCGGATTTTACTTTAGAAGAAATTGAAGAAATCATACGGTCAGGCGATTTAGAATCAATACGTGAACTATCGCGTTACTATTATCGTACTAATGGTGAATATAGGAATAATATTGATTTGCTTGCTAGTCTCTTCCTTTATGATACCATGATAATTCCCGTTTTTGAAGAAGGAAAAGGTTCCAAAACACAAATATTAAAAGCTTTTTATAACGCTTGTAAATTTGTAGATAATTTAGATTTACCTAATTCTCTACTTCGTATTACCAAGGAATGGTTGAAAAGCGGTGTATATTATGGTCTATTAAGAGAGGATGGTTCCAAAGTAGTAATTCAAGATTTGCCTATGCACTATTGTCGCACTCGCTTTAAGGATTTCAACAATCTTAATATTCTAGAGTTGAATTTAAGTTATTTCATGCACATTACTAATAAGCAGCATCGTGATGAAATACTTAGAACTTTTCCTGAAGAAATTCGTATTGCGTTTGAAGAATGGGAGGCAACCCCAAATACCCTAGAAGATCTATGGGTAGAATTACCCGCTTCTAGCGGTGGTATTGCGTTTACTTTCTCCGGTGATCAGACCCCTCTTTTAATTGCAAGTATTCCAGAACTTAAAAAATTGCAAGATGCGGTCGGGCGCGAAGAGAAGCGCGATGAAAATGAATTGTATAAATTACTTATACAAAAAATGCCTATTGATAACAATGGTGAACTGGTATTCCAGTTAGATGAAGTTGCGGACATTCATGCTTCTGTTGCAGATATGTTAGCTGATATTGATACGGTGGATGTGCTGACCACTTTCGGTGATACGGACCTTGAAAGCCTACAAGAGTCTACTGCTGCGGCACAATCTGCTGATCGTATCGCTAAATATAAAACAAATGCATATGATGCAATGGGGCGTAGTTCTTTAATATTTAATGCAGATGGTAGCTCATCTCTAGCCTATTCTATAAAGAAAGATGAGGCTCTAATGCAAGGATATTTAAATGCTTATGAAACTTGGATTAAATTTTTACTTAATGACAGGTTTTCTCGTCCAAATCTTACATTCGACTTTGAGATTCTTCCAATCACAGTCTTTAATAGAGCAGATTTGCAATCTCAATATTTCCGTGGCGCGCAATATGGTTACTCTAAGATGTATGCAGGTGTAGCAATGGGCGTGAAACAAATGGAACAATTGAGTTTGATGAATTTTGAAAATGACTTCCTCGAAATGTCTTCAAAGATGATTCCGCTGCAATCTTCTTATACTACTTCTGGAGTTGCAGTAGCAAATGAAGAAAAAAATAATTCTTCGACGCAAAAAACCACAATTACAAGCCAAGGAAACGACTTAGATAATAAGGGAGGACGACCAGAGCTTCCCGACGAACTAAAATCTGAAAAAACTCAGGCCAATATCGCGGCCGCGGGTTAAGGAGAGAGAAATATGTCTAAACAAATTCCAGTTTATTTTGATAGTGTAGTAGTTTCTTCTCCTATTGAAAATATTTCAACTTCAAATCCTAACTTGAGCCGCCTTACGGTACGAGTTTTCACAAAGTACGGCAATCGTAATGGTTCGTATATTACCGAGAAGGTTGCCAATCAATTGATTGAAAGCGCAACTTCTGGCATCACTCCAGTAGTAGGCTTTTATGATCCCAGTTCTCAAAAGTGGGCTTCTCATACAGGACCTACTCTTGCGAACGCATATGGCTACGTTGAAAGTTTTCTAGGATGGGTACCATATATGGACACAGACGGGGTAGTGCGCGATTATGCCACGTTTTCTGTCATTCTGTTTACTGATTATTTTGAAGAGGCGACAAAGGTCTTAGGTCAGAATCAGAGTATGGAACTCGATCCTCAATCAATCACAGGTGCATGGACTGAGATTGATGGAGAAGAGTATTATGTATTTAACACAGCAAAAATGCTCGGTTTCTGCATTATCGGCGAGCATGAACCATGCTTCTCGGTCTCTTCTTTCTTCGCCAAGAATGAAGACCAAGATAATGATAATGAAAATTACTTTGAGAAATTTTCCTTGCTCCTAAATGATCTCAAAGCACAAGTTGAACAACTAGATGAAAAGGGAGGAACACCGCCAATGAACGAGTTTGAAAATCAAGAAGTCGTTGAAGAGGAAATTGCTGATAACACTCCCGATTCAGAAAATTTCGAAAAAGAGAATGAAAAAGTAGAGGAAGAGAATACTGAATTCACATCCTCTGTGGAAGATTCGGCCGCCCAGGAGTCGGACGAACAGTCTGCTCCTGACGGCGACAATTCTGAATTTGAACAACTACAGCAAAATTTTGAAGAGCTACAAAATTCTATGAATGAGCTACAGCAACAATTTGACGCGCTAAAGGCTCATGCCGAGGAATTAGAAACTTTTCAAGCAACGGCTAATACAGAACTTGAAGATTTGCGCGCGCAGAATGCCAAGCTTCAGACTTCTGTGGATACTTATGAAAAGCAAATAGCTGAATTTGATAATGAGAAGAAAGTGCAGCTAGTTGATAAGTATAAGAAAATTATGGATGACGAAATCGTTACTCCTATTCAAGAAAAGATGCAAGATTATTCTTATGAAGAATTAGAATCTAAGCTTGCTATTGCTTTTGCAAATACAAAAATCGTTGAGAATGAAGAAACAGTTAAGGTGCCACTAAGTGAGCCTGAAGAAACTCAATTTTCACTTCTCATGAAGAAATATCGTAAGAACTAATTTGGAGGGAAATGAATTATGGCTATGAAA